GGGATAAGAACCGCAGCACGGATACAACCAAATAAAAAGCAAAAAACTGTAAAGAGAACATGAACGTAGAAAAAGTCGTGCTTTACAGAATAGACCAAACACTTGAATTCTGAAAGGATTGACAAAAATGATTAAATGCTATATCATGGATACAGACGCAAACGAAAAAGTAGGAAAGCACTTTAAAGTGCGAGAATTTGCTTGTAAAGATGGCTCACAAGTAGTTTTTATAGATGACTACCTAGTATCTATCCTAGACATCTTAAGAAACCAAGTCGGTAAGCCGGTATACATCAACAGTGGATACCGGACACCGACAAGGAATAAAGCGGTAGGCGGTGCAAAGTACTCATACCACATGCGAGGAATGGCAGCAGACATACGGATCAATGGTATGACCGCAAAAGAAATTGCCAACAAACTGAACAAAATCATTCCGGATGGCTGTGGCATCATCGTGTACAGCACATGGGTACACATCGACACGCGTACCAAAACCTACAGAAAGGGGGTATAACATGGCACTTATTTCGATTAAGGACGTCAAGCAGGCAATCCGTCTCATGATGCAGATTTTGGAAAAGCTTGACGAAATCTATCATGCGCTACACGACAAGCAGTGAATGAATGACGAATGACCTGGAAGGGAAAATTAACAATGAAAACATGGAATGTACGCGACCAGACCAAAGAAGCATTGGAAGAACTACTCACACGAAAATACAAAGAAATCGATGGCAATTACAAAATGCTTAGAAAAGTGTCAAACATTGAAGATGCAAAAAAACTAGTAGACGAAATTTGGCAAATGAAAAGCTTTGCAAATGCCATTGAGTTAGAGCTAATACGAAGGGAGTATAACAATGGCACGACATCGTAAAACAATGAGCGGCGCAAAGGACCGCCGTATATTCAACGTAACCGCACGAAAAACCAAAACCATCAACCTTAGCCAGAAGCCTATGCGCGGTGGCATCCGGCTGTAAGAAGGAGAGTAAACATCATGAAGCATGAATATTTTGGCCTGTGGGACAGTGTAGCAAAGTGCTATGCATGGGTAGGCGAGAGCAAAAACAATGCAACATTTGCACGAATGTGCAACGTAATGGCGAAAGACGAAAAGACGTTCGTTGGGCAAGCACCTGGAGACTATACCGGCTTCAAACTGGCAGTATTTGAAGACGAGTTAGGCACGTTCACAAACGAAAAGGAAAAGGTGTGGGAGGGCAAACCGCATGAATAAACAATATGAAGAAGGGCGAAAGCCCTTCTTTTCAAAATCAGGAGAAAAATTTCAAAAACAATACGTCTGGACAAAGGACGAAAAAGGGCAAGAAGTGCTGCAAGAGACAGAACCAATCGACATCCAACAGGAAATTGAAAGCTATTCGGACGAATGCGACATCAAAAGCATCGTCCGAAAAGCAAGTTTTGACCCGCAGTTTCTTAAAAGCCTGTCGGAGGGAGCATTAAACGATACATACACGGATATTACGGAATTCCCACAGAACATTCATGAGTATCATCGTATGGTAGCGACCGCGCAGGCAAACGCCATGAAACTTGAAGAAATGCAAAAAATGGCAACAGCAGAACCAAAAACAGAATCTGAAGCAAAGGAGAAATAAAAGTGAATCGAAACAACGAAAGACACTTTAATCAGATTCCGGAAATGAAAGCGAGTCGAACACGGTTTAACCGTGACCAGACGATTTTAACAACGTTCGATTCCGGCAAGCTGATTCCATTCTATGTTGACGAAGTATTACCGGGTGATACCTTCAACGTAGACACGGCAGCAATCATCCGAATGAGCACACCGAAGTATCCGGTGATGGACGATGCATTCATTGACTTCTACTACTTCTATTGTCCTAACAGAATTTTGTGGGACAACTTCAAACACTTCATGGGAGAAATAGAAGCAACGCCATGGATGCCAAGCAAAGAATACGCAGTGCCGCAAATCATAATCAAAGGAACGGACGCAGAACCAAAACCAAACGAAAGGTCCATACTGGACTATATGGGAGTACCGACCAAAATTAAAAAAGAATTTAGCATTAACGCACTACCAATAAGAGCGTATGTAAAAATCTGGAATGAATTTTTCAGAGATGAAAACGTAGATAACACAGCAGTATTAAAAACAGACGATGCAAACGTAAACTACGAATTTGGAAAAGAAGATTGGGTGCAAGAAGCAGAAAACAACGCGTACAAAGGCGGAAACCTGTTACCTGTAAACAAATTTCACGACTACTTCACAAGCTGCCTGCCTTATCCTCAGCGCGGACCAGCAGTAGCACTGCCGATGGAAGGAAATGCAGCGGTCAAACTATATAAAAGCGCCAAATTGGCAGAAACGCAACCTGAAGCTTACACAATCGATTTATCAACAAACGGTGAAATCCTTAATTCAGCAGCAATAGACGGGAAAAAACCGGCAGTAGTAACGGGAAGCGACAAAGCAGCATATCTAGGCACAGACCTAGGAAGCGTAACCGCAGCAACCATCAACGACTTAAGAAAAGCCGTAGCAGTACAACAGTATTATGAAGCGCTCGCACGAGGCGGCAGCCGATACCGCGAACAGGTACAAGCACTGTGGAATGTAACTATCAGCGACAAAACGGTACAGGTGCCGGAATACCTTGGCGGCGGCAGATATCACGTCAATATCAACCAAATCGTGCAGACAGCAGCAAACGATAAGTTACCGCTGGGCGAAACTGGTGCAATGTCAGTGACGCCGGTAAACGAAAGCTCTTTTACCAAATCTTTTGAAGAGCATGGGTTTGTAATTGGTGTCTGTTGTGTGCGACACAATCGCAGTTATCAGCAAGGCTTGGAACGTTTCTGGAGCAGAAGAGACAGGCTTGACTATTATGTACCACAGTTTGCAAACCTGGGAGAACAGCCTGTAAAGAAAAAGGAAATCATGTTGACCGGCACGACAACGGACGAAGAGACGTTCGGCTATCAGGAGGCCTGGGCGGACTACCGAATGAAACCAAACCGGGTAAGCGGCCTCATGCGAAGCAACGCAACAGGCACGTTGGATTTCTGGCACTACGCAGACAATTATTCAAGAGTACCAACACTGTCGCAAGACTGGATGGAAGAAGGCAAGACCGAAATTGCGCGCACACTCGTCGTGCAGAATGAGCCGCAATTTTTCGGCGCTATCCGCATAGCGAACAAAACCACAAGACGGATGCCACTATACAGCGTACCGGGCTTGTACAAACTGTAAGAAAGGAGAATGCCCGGGCAAAACCCGGGCTATTTTTAAATGAGTGGATTATCTGGACTCTTAACAGCACTAAACATAGCGGGAAACGTAGCAAACACAATCGGAACCGTTGCAGGAGCAGCTAAAAACGTAGCCGGAGCATTTGGCGGATGGGGACAGACAGGAAATAGCCAAAGTAGCGGCGGCAGCACAAGCCAAGGCGGCGGATACTCCGAAAGCGGAAGTCAATCGGGTACCAACGTACAGCAAGTCAATGACTGGCTAAAACAGGCATACGCATACCAAGGGCAAGAAGCAGCCATGCAAGGCAAATACAACAGCCAAAGTATGCTTAAACAGATGGGCTATAACACACTACAAGCAATCATGCAAGGCGTATACAACCACATTGAAAACAGTGTAGCAATGAACTACAACAGCGCAGAAGCACTAGCAAACAGGAACTGGCAAGAGCACATGTCAAGCACAGCGTACCAGCGAGCCGTTGAGGACATGAAAAAAGCAGGGCTTAACCCTATCTTAGCATTCGCAAACGGCGGCGCAAGCACACCGGGAGGAAGTGCAGGAACAATCAGTGGAGCAAGTATGGGACTTGCAAGCAGCAGCGCACTAGGAGTAAGCCGAAGCGGTGGATTTGTACCTAACGCATACGAAAGCAGCAGCTGGAGCAAAAGCGACTGGTACAACGCGGCACAAAGCTGGCAACAAATGCTAAGCACAACGCAAATGACACCCTACGGACTGATGAAAACACTAACCGGAATCGGAGACGACACAAGCAAAGCAATTGAAAAAAACGTACCAGAAGGAAGCAAAACACACAAAAGTAAAACCGGAGTAACGCACGGCGGAAAAGGCGGTGAAATTAAAAAGTGAGTTGTTACAAGCCATTAATAAGGCTGTACAACCCGGAAAACAAAGACATAAGCGGGCGGGTGTATACACTTGCCCGCTTTTCTGAAATATCGGGAAAACAGCTAAAATATGAAAATTTAATGTATAGAAAAGATGTAATGTTGATACCATGCGGGCAATGCATCGGATGCAGAATCAGACAAAGAGAGGACTGGACAACACGAATAGAATTAGAAGCACGAGACTATCCAAGAGAAGAAGTTTGGTTTATCACATTAACTTATAACGATGACCATGTACCAGGAATGATTGTAAACACAGGCGAAATCATGAGAAAAGTGCAATACGTCTGGAAACCGGGAGAGAAGCGTCCAGAAAGCGTCCAAACGTTACTATATACTGACGTTCAAAAGTTCTTAAAACGCCTCAGGAAGGCTTATAGAGGCAAATTACGCTATTTCGTAGCGGGAGAATACGGAGAACAGACGGCAAGGCCACATTACCATATGATTCTATATGGATGGAGACCAACAGACCTAGAGCACCTATACAAGATACAACACAACGGATATTTCACGAGTAAATGGCTGGCAGACCTATGGGGCATGGGTCAAATACAAATAGCACAAGCAGTACCAGCAACATATAGATATGTTGCAGGGTACGTTACAAAAAAGATGTACGAAATTGACGGTCAAAAAGCAAACGCATACTACGAACTAGGGCAACAAAAACCTTTTGCATGTATGAGTCTTAAACCAGGCCTAGGAGATAACTACTATCAAGAACACAAAGCAGAAATCTGGAGACAAGGATATATCCAATGCACAAACGGCAAACACGCACAAATTCCACGTTATTATGAAAAAATGATGGAAGCAGAAAACCCACAAAGATTGTGGAGAATTAAACAGAACAGGCAAGCGGCGGCAATTGCAGAAAACCGACTAAAGTACGAAAATGCAGAATTTGCAGAACAGTGTAAAACGAAAGAGAGAGTGATAAAGAAGCAGATGAAGAAAAAAGGGACACTATAAGAGTGTCATGGTGTCACCTAGCCCAGTACCTATCAAGTAAGATACTGGGCTTTTATCGTCTAAAGACTCCATGTATCAGTCTATTCAGTCTATCAAATAGCTATACTTTATCGCGCGTACGCACGCGCGCGAAACGCGCACGCGCGCACGCGCGGCTCTTTAGGCGCTATTGTTCGCAAGCTCACAAGCGCCGTATAATATATAACTTGTTGTAGGAGTAGTAGTAGGCAATGTTGAAAAGTTGATAAGTACTAAAATTTAACGTTAAAACGTAAATAAAAAACAAAAAACATTGTTGAAAGATTTGTTGAAAATTTGTTGAAATGTTGAAAGTTCGTCAAAATGACGGAAATCATTGTGCAATATTTTGTTGAAAACCTGTTGAAACTGTTGAAACTGTTGAAAACGCGCACAGCGCTAAAAAGGAAAGGATTTAGCCGAGTTCCGCATACGCTCCACACGGCAAGGCGCTAAAGCGCCATCATAACAAAGGAGCAAAACCAGCTACAAGAGAAGGTTACAATTTTATTACAAAACAGCAAAATCATCGAAAAACCTATTGACAAGTGATATAATAGAATCAGAAAAGAAAGAGAGGTAAGCACCATGAAAGAGTATAAATTCTTAGTAAGAGTATATTTCAAAAACGGAACGAAAGAGCAAAGGACGTGGATAGAAACAACCAAGGACGCCAAGGAAAAAGCAAAAAACTGTAAAGAGAACATGAACGTAGAAAAAGTATTCACTATGCCTTGACTACTATC